ATCAAGGTTAATTTCCAATACAGGATAACCCAGTTTACGCAAACCGAAGTTTATAAGTTGTCCTCTACTGTTTGGTGCTGCCATTACTATCCGTTTGATTTGCGAGTTGCTCTAAAAGTTCATTCTTCTCTTTTTCAAAATCATTTTTTAGAGTTTGGAGTTTTGCCTCCAAAAGAACATTTTGATTTAATGCTGCTGCTAATTTGTTATGATATAAGTTCACTAATACATTAACATCTACTTCACTGTTTTGTTGCATTTAGAAAGTTCCTCCATCAAGGGTCGAAGTCCAATGTGGCTTGTTAGTATATGTATTCGTTACAGCATCAGGTGATGTGCTTAAGTTAGCAATCGCACCACTCTGACCTTCTCTTCTTAAATTGTTTGAAGTATTAAATGTTCCTTCAACACCAACTAATGGAACTGATGTACCACCACTCACTGCACTCTCAACGACACCAAACGCATTTGTTGTGTCTTGCTTTACAATATCTCCTTGAGACAGTGTAACAGCACCTGGTAGCGTTAGAACAATCTTTGTAATTGCAGTTAATACTTGCTTTGAAGTAATAACAGGAGAAGCAGGGGCATTTGTAGACCTCTGTAAACCTTCACTATCAAACCAAACTACACCACCTGAACTAAAGTTACCTGACTGATAGTAGATACCTTTAATATCTAAGAAACCTTTTGTACCAGTAACAACACTTGCTGTAATAGTTGCATCAGGAACATAAGTCCATCTACGACTATTATCACCGTGTGTTCCGTGATTTCCAACACCAGCAGAACTAGAAGCAATTGAACTATCATCAAGTCCAAAGAAACCATCAGTTGAGTTTGCAGTACCTACACCAACGTTGTAAGTAAATCCAAGTCCACGGTCTGTATTAGTATCAGTTGCGTGTACGACTGTTATTTCAGTTCCTGTACTTATTCCTGCAATTGATGTTCCTTGATATGTAAGTGTTTTAGTTCCAGTATTAATTGCTGTAACTGTTGTAATACCACTCGCAGAGAAACTTGCGTGTAAAAGAGTATCATTAACTGCAACACCTGTTACTTGGTCAACCACAACTGTTGAAGCACCTGATGCCATAGTTGTCATCACAGTTCTTGTACTGGTAGTATCACCAACCATCATGATTGGGTCATTAACAGTTGTTTGTGTTGAGTTAACTGTAGTTGTTGTACCATCAACTTGTAAGTTACCTTTAATGATAACATCACCTTCATTACTTAAACCATCTGGATAAGGGTCAATGAATATCTTATTACCTTGTCCTGATAACGATGCAATAATATTATTTTCAATTCTAATGTTACCAAGTGTACTGTTACCGCCAGAAACTGCTAAGTTTCCACCAATATTAACATTCTTCTCAACACCAAGACCACCTTCGGTGATAATCGAACCAGTATCTTTACTTGTTGATTGAGTTGCAATGTTAAATCTTACATCTGCACCAGTGAATGTTAATTGGTCTGTACCATTTTCATCATATTCAATCTTTGAATCTGCAGTTGATGTTCCATCTGCTCCACCACCAAAACCCAAGAAGGTATCGTCAGGTATCATTACCTCACCAGATCCATTTGGATTAAAGATTACATCACCATCAGTGTTTGTTGATGAAAGGGTATTAGCATCTAAAGTTAAATTATCTACGTTCCAGACATCTATTTTTCTACTACTATCAAGTATTGCTACAATACCACCATCACTATTTCTTGAATTTGTTACACCATTCAAAGCACCAGGTGTGTGCTCCATCATAGATGTATAATAAAATCCTCCGACTGGATTGACGTTTGTACCGTCATCTCCTAAAAATACTCTATCTTTGTATTGATTTGTACCACCATACTGACCTACACCAGTCACATATGCCATTTCACCCCAATTCAGACTGCTTGGTTTTGCAGTTCCAGATGAACGTTTTATTCTAATAATGCTAGCCACTAAAAGTTACCCCCATTGATGTCTAAGTTCTGTGCTGCACCTGGAGTCAACTCCAATGTTGCGTCAAATTTTTTCGTCACACCATTATATACTAATACCATTCCGTTTGATAGTACGGAGGCATTTACATCGCTTAATTCTGTAAGTGATAGAGTTTGAGCACCTGCCAGAGATGAAATCACCTTTGTGGCATTTTGTTGTCCAACTCTGACTTTGATATCTGCCATCTAAGTTAGTGTATTCAGATCTAAAAAGTATTTATATTTACTATGATGTTATCTTCGACGCAAGATCATTTAACATCGATTTGAGAGTTTCAAGTTCCTCTTTCATAGCATCTATTTCTGATTGTTTATCAGAATTTCGTCTTTTATCGGACATATAATTATTATATCCACTAGTGTCCATATTAATTATGGCACCAGTTTTTTCATCACGGAATAGATTTTTGTGTCCTTCTACTGGTATCATGCTAATGCAAGTGCTCTAAAGTCTTTTAAAGTAACAGGGAAAGATTCATTAGTTGATATCATAACAATTTTAATTACAAACCCAGTAAACTGTTCCAAATCTTCAGCTGTGAATTGATAATCAGAAAATCTACCAAACTGATTTGCAGAAACAAACTTATCTGGTCTACCATCATTCAAAGATAAATCAATAGCACTATTTCCAAAACCATCACCATCAGTATCAATCATATTTTTGTAACCAGGAAATGGTCGATATGTTTGAGATACTTCTGAAGAATCAGCAGTGAACAAACGATAGAATACTCTAAAGTCTGCTTCAGGTTGCACACTTGCACCGACCAATACTTTAAGAGATGTAGCAGGTTGCTCTAAATCAACTCTTCTAGTAACAAATATAGAACCGTGAGGATCATCTTCTAGTTGATTAGTTCTACTATCAGTTGCATAGTTTTCTAATCCAATTGGATTATTAATCTTATTTCTTCCTAATATGAATGTTGCATTTTTAACATCTAGTGCTGGTGATAAGTTAGGATCATCAGAACTCATATCTACATTTAGAGTCAAAGATTTATTCTTTGGTAAACTGGAAAGTTTATCGGTTTCATTTATTTTAGATGCAACTAATCTTGGAGTTGGTAAGAATACAGTTTCATTTAATATTGCTGGTTCAAATCCTTGATCTATGAATGAAGATTCACTACCATCTGCACTTGTACCACTAATTGTTCTTATTGACGATGTTACACGAGTTAAACTACCAGGTGTGATAACATTAAATTGTGGTGATATTGTACTGAATTGATGATTTTGTGAAATCTTAACCTTATTAGCACCAAGTGCTTTCTCATTTGAGAAACATAAGAGAGAGTTTCCTGTTCGTAATGGTGCAACACCACCAACGTTGACTTCTAGGTAGTAATTGTCAATATTAGATGAATTTATTAGAGTCGTATTAGTTGGAACTGTAAATGTTGTATTAATACCAACTAATGGTATACCACTTGCTTCATAAGTTTGAATTGTTTCACCTTCTGCGTGAGTAGAAGCAGTTGTATTTAATATTCCTCTTGTCAAACTTAATTGACCTGTACCAACAACATAAGTAACAAGTTCTTCACCAATTAATGCTTCTCCTCTATCAGTTGATATTCCACCAAAACTTGCAAAAGGAGTTGTGTTTCCAAGTGAAACTGTTGTTCCTTCAGCAGTCAAAGATGATGTAGTAGCAACCACTTCAGTGTCAGGTTGAACTCCTTTTATGTCAACTTTATTTCCTAATCCGTGATGTGCGTGGTTATACTGTGTGACCTCAAATACTTTTCCTGAATATAAATCACCATTTACAGTTGAATCAACATTTACAGCTACGTTAGTGATAACTGCTCTTGTATCATTAGATGCACCATATTGTATTAATGGTTGATCATTTGTAAACTTCTCTCCCTGAACATCAGTTAGATATAAAGTATCGAATGATGAATTAATTGATAAAACAACAAACTTTAATCCTGCACCTCTAGTTACTTTTGTGCTTGTATTATCAACAGTTAAAACATCACCAATTTGATATCCCGTACCTGCAGCATTAATTGCTATTGCAGTCACTACTTCACTAGAAACTGTAACATTGACTGTGCATCCACTTCCACTTCCAGTTAAAGAGATTGTTGGGACAGCAGTTGTACTACTGAATGAATATCCAGTTCCACCAACAACAACTTCTTCAGATGAAATAGGTGCACCTTGCCCTTCAATAATACCTGTTACACTTTGATCTTCTGAATCACCAGCAGCACCTGTACTTACTTTTCTACCAATTGGTAAATTAGCATTCGTTCTTGTACCACCACCATCAATAGTTACTTTTAACTTTCTAGGTAAGGTGCGAATTGGGTTAGTTGGTAAAACTTGAGTATTTAAATTACCTGCTTCAATTGGTGTATTATAGAATGATGCTGTTCCAGATTCTACAAATGATGCTTTACGTAATTTAAAGGTTAAATCTTGATATTGGCTTGCAGTCCAAATTGTACCATTCTGTGATTTAAATAAACTACCACCAATGTACTGTTTAGATACAACTACGTTTTGAACATCAGGTAATTGAGTTGAACTTACAGTCTTTTCACCCATTGTTGCAACCCACATTTCATACTTGTCTGAAGCAGGTGATAAGAATACTAATGCATATTCTTTTTCTGGTTCAAGATAAATTGGAGATGGGAAGTTTAATGTAGTTGCGATTGAAGCATCATCAGATACATTAATATTATTAGGATTAACTGCTATTTGAGCATAATCTTGTACAAGATATTTTGTTGGAGTTCCAAGTTCCACATATCTTAATTCAACAAATAATTTTGCATTATCATCTTTTGCCTTAAAGAATACATCAAATGATGTCAAATATGCACCTGTCTCATCAACAGTGAATGATTGTGCTAAAGGATCTCTGTGAGGAGCAAGATATTTCTGCCTTTCCTCTCTGAAAACTAAATTAGTTCTATAGGATACTTCGTCAGGACGAGTTCCTGATGGTGCGGGTGGATTTCTTACTTGTACATTGCTTTGTATTTGAGTCTGTATAGTACCTGTTCCTGTAAATGTGCCAGAAGCATCACTTGAATGGTCAGTGCTACCAGGAATTGGTATAGTGCCCTCTGGTGCTGCAGTGACTCTAAATGTTTTTGTTCCTGTTGCAAATAGTGTAGGAGGTTTTGGTGTTGCTTGTGCATTTCTGAAGAAGAATGCACCAAGTAAATCTCCCCAATTATCACTAAACAAATCAATACTACTTACTGTTGCAACTGCTCCACTACTTTCACCAACAATTTTCGCTCCTTTTGTTAGATAACCAAAATATTGTGGTTCATTTGCAAGAGATATTGAATCAACATTTAATATTCTTGAAGTAGCAGAATATGAATCTGATGGAGCAGGTCTTGTTGTGTCAAATGGATCAACAGTATATGATTCAACTAAAACTGAAGGATTTCCTAATCCAGCACCAACATCTGGTCTGGAAGTATCACCAAATTTATGATTTGGTTTCTGTAGTCTCACGAATCCTATCTGTTCGCCAGCAACTTCTATCTTTGCATTCTCAAATACATTAAATGTACCAGAAACCATATTGATTTCAACTAACTTGGGAACAATGTCTGGAATACCATTATCAAGATAATGATAGTGTTTAGTTAATGGTTTTAATCCGTTTGCATTGAAGAATACATTTCTAGAACGCATAAATGGATCTGCTTCAGTTTCTATCTTGATACTTTCAACATAATCAAATTCATAACTTGGACCTTTTAAAACATTTGAATATGAAGTTCTAAATTGTTGAGATCTTGCAACCAATCTATTCACAACTCTAATTCTTCTTCTATACCAATTTGAATCAGGATCATCTTCATCTCTTACAGGATTAGTAACAGGTAGATCATTATCAATAACTGGACCAATTGGAGTGTGGTTTGCTTGTTCTGCCCAAGTTGCTCCTGTTGACTCAAGACGAGTATTATTTGTATAAATTGTTCTTATCCAATTATCTGATGGAGGATCTAAAACAATACCACCCATAAAGACAATTACATTAAATGGGTTAACGTTTTCAACACCAGTCGCTTGTGGTTGTGTTAACCAATCAACCTCACTATAATCAAGTGTAATTAAATCTCCAGTTTTTTTACATCTTGTATCTAATAATTGTAGATTAGAATTTAAATCTGCAGAATTAATATCAATACTTGGATTGACGGCTAATTCTGGATTCATTGACCAGAAATCAACTGCACTTATCAATTCTTTATTTACTACATCTACATCACATCTTGAACCAGTTTCTGGGCTAAAGTCAATAAAGTTTCTACTTGCAAAATTATCTACAATAAATCCAGTTTTAAATCTATTAAGACCATCAGCATCTCTTACTTCAAATGATTGTGCATCTACTTCTAAAGCACTTAAAGTAGTTGTCAGTTCTAAATTTTCAATTCTTCTTTCAAGATCACCAATGTCTCTCATGGTGAATCTCTTATTATCACATAATGTTATTATAGGATTTCTTACGGTATCATAGAGATATGCTGGCAAAGCAATTTCAGCAATCTCCATCGAATTACCTTCTTCAGTTGGAGGAGCAGGAATTTCAGCAGATTCACCTTTTATAAGTTTAACCTCACCATATTGATTAATTACCAACTTATCAATTCTAGGTAAGTAGAAACTATATCCTAAAATTGAAGTTTCTCTTGGTGCAACCACATAAGGATTAGTTGATTCAAAAGTTCTACTTGCAAATGCAAACGGTGATTTTCCTACGGTTACAGTATATGAATTTACTCTTGGTCTAAAGTCAATTAAATCAGTTGCTCTAGTGCCAATAGATTTTAAAATAGGAATATCTTTTGAATATCTTTCCTTTGTATATGAATTAACAGAGAAAAAATCTCCAGTATTACCACTTGCAACTTGATACTTATCAAATATAATTAATAATTTTTTAGAAGGTATTGCTGATTTTGCTTTTCTTACAATTTTAGAATAGTCACAATATTGAATTTTATGACCTTTATCTAAAATATAATTATCAGTTCTATCTACAAAATTACCCTTTTCAGTTCCTTGTAATATTGTTTCAATACCAGACTCTTCAAATTCTACTACCTCTCCTATTGCAAATTTATTTCCATTAAGATAAACAAAATTAATATCAGTAGCATTTGGTACAGATACTATTTGACCAATCGCTCTAGTTTCCTTACCTATTATTTTTTCACCTATTATTGCAGCAGTATTTAAACTCAATCCAGAAACAAATTTTACCTTATCTAATACTGGTGTTGAAGTTGTTTTTGATTCATAAACAGCAAGAATTTTTACAACATCAGGAACGTTGAGAGATATCTCTTTATCTTCAATCCTTATTCCATATGCATCATGTGTTGTAAGACCATTTAATGTATTAACACCTGATGTACGAGTAACTTCTAGTTGTTGACTTCTAATATAATCTTTTGATTTGCTAGATGCACCAACTTTCTTTAGAGTTACACCAACGGTAACTGAACTAGCAGTTGCATTTGCTAATCCACTAAATGTGATAGTTTCTGCATTGCTACTAATTGTTACTTGATCAGAAGTTAACGGTTCAGTAGTTCCATCTTGGTAAGTAATTGAATATCTTTCTACATCAAATGGTTCAAAAAATACACTAGTAATACCAACTGTTGCATCTAAACCTGCCTGTGATGCAATTGTTAAAGAACTACCCGAAACAGATTGGTTTCTAATTTGTCTTTGAATTATTAAGTTAGAATCGGATGTATCAAGATTTGATATATTTTTTCTAGGTAATTTTGAGAAGATACCAGAATTTTCAAGATTTAAAACTTTAGGAACTTTAATTCTGAATGTTGATGAGGTTGTTTTATTTGTTGGAACTGTTCCTCCGACATTTATACCTGTAACATTACCAGTTGCAGCAACTGTCAATGTTTTACCATCTGCTGATATCGCTGTAACTTTATTAAAAACAGGAAGATTATTTGATCCATCACTAAATGATATTATTGAATCTGTTTTTATGCCAACTCTTCCAGAAAAACTTCTATTCGCACTTGTAACTGCTGTTCCAACTGCATTAATTTGATCTGATGCTGAAAAATATGGTAATATACGGTCATATAATACAGTATCTGAATTAAATGTAGATATTCCAGTTGTTCCAAATGTACTTTGACGTATTGATTTAACATCATCAATTGTATATGTTATTATCTCTTTGATTGATGGAGCATCAGTAGATGATTTTTCATTTAATATTAATTTTTCCCCCACTATAAATGTTCCAGTTGTTTGTGATAGACAAATTTCCTCTATACCAGTGGCATCTGCAACTTTTGCAGCATATCCGATTGCTCCACTATTAAGACCTCTAACTTTAGTACCTACAACAACATTACTAGATGCAAATGAAGAGCATTTTAAAATAGTAAATGTTTGTATGTCATATAAACTTAAATCAAAACTTGTCGCTGCACCAGAGTAAGGAGCATCAGACGCATTGAAAGAATATACTCTTGCCTCACCAACTTGTAGACCTGCAGCAAGATGATTAGTGGTAGAACATCTTCCATTCCTTAATTCAACTACGTTTGTAGTATTTCCACCGATATTAATGAAAGGAGTACCAGTAACATTGTTAACCTTTATCACACTACCCATATTAAATGGAATAGATGCAGTTTTAACTGTTTTAGTATCTCTTGGTTTCTCAACATCAACTACTGTTGTGCCTGGTAAAGATACGTCAAAACCTCTTACATATGCTTTACCTGGTGATAATTTGACACACATCAAATCATCTTCTGGTTTATTTCCTTTATCTGTTAATTGATTTTCTGTATATAATCCACCTGATCCAACTTCATCATTTAATGAATCCTGAAGGTTAACACGGAAAGGTTCCACTGCATAACTACCAGATTCATCAAATGTTCTTTTTGCAAAATATTTTTTTAACTCTGAATATACTGTAGAATCTTGTAATTTTTTAGTCTGACCTTGGTTTGTTCTGAATAATTCAACAAAATTAGTATCTTCGTAATCAGTTAATGCCTTTTTGGAAAGTTGTACAGATATTTTAAAACGATCTGCACCTGGTGCTGCAAAGTTTGTAAATCCTTTTGCATTATCATATAAAGATGAATCATCATTTGAATTTATGATTTGCTCTGATATTTCAAATCCTACACGATATGATGGACTATTATTATATGGTTCTAATACGATTAATGATGTTGGTACATCTACAAATGTGCCACGTAAGAAGTAAACACCAGAATTAACACCAAATGCTGATCCAGTTGCAGTTGCATCTTCAGATGTTAATGTTAAAACAGTCTCACCTATTGTTAATGTTGTGTTACCATAAGTTAATGGTTCTTCTAATATTAATACTTCACCATTTGGAAATGCTGTGCTTTCACCACTTGTTCCTGATTGTTGATATTTGATAAAGATTGTTATATCATCAACACCCTCTGCTGGAGGTAATATAAAATTCTTTATTGTTGCAACTATACCAGATGTTTGACCTCTAACTCTTGTTCCCTTTCCATCATTTGCAGATATTAAATTATTAAGATAAATTGATACATCAATGCCGAGATGTGTTTCATTTATTTTTGCAGAAAAATATGTTGGATCATACTCAATACCACCAGGTATGACCATTGATCCTTCTTTAAATACATGCTTACCAAAAGACTCAACCTGATTCTGTAAAAGAGACTGTAAACCAGTTAACTCTCTTGCCTGAACTGGATAACCAGGTTTGAATAGTATTTTGTAAAAATTATCGTCCTTATTATAATCATCATAATACGGTGATATATTTAAGTTAGTCTTTTGTGGCATTTTAGAATTCTAGTATGATTTTAATGTCTTCCTTTTGACGAGAGTTTCTAACAATCAATGGTCTGTTATCCAAGTAAACTATTTCTCCTGACCCTTTATTTATCTCAGAATTAGATAGTCCTGAAATAAAGTTAACTCCCAAGTTAATTAGTTTATTACCAGTAGGATTCGTTGTTATACCAGAAAAGTTCTGAGAAATCGCTCCAGCAAAGAATGATTTTTTACCTTCAATGTTATTCGCACCAGTTACTGATTCAAATTCATAGATTCTACCAGCAGTTGAAATACCAGCATAATCAGTATGATCGTAAGTTGTTCTATTAAAGTTTAAAGAGCGATCTCTAAAATACTTTAATACTTTAGTTTCAGAATCATATGATGCAATAAAACCAGTAGAAACTTTTCCTACATTTGGTGCAACAGTTAATACTTGTTTAATTTCTTCACCAACCTCTGGAACTCCAGTTACAGTATCAAACTTAACTGCCTGTAACGAAGAATATGTATTATCAGTATAAGTTACTGATGTTCCCACTTTTGTAGGGTTTTTTACAACTCCTACTTGTGAAAATTTAGTATCAATTGGAAAATCTTTTGTCGAATCATCAAATCGAGCATAAACGATTACTCTATCAGTCCCTAATTCAGTATATACATCTGAACCGTGTCCTAAACCTGGTGGTATTATAGGAATAAGTTTTGCACGACCAGTAGATGTGCTAACTCCACTACTTAAAGTTCCTAAATCAACAATACCGTAACTATAACCTTTACCCCCAGAACTTACAGTAACATCCGTAATTGTACCGTTTACAACATCAACTCTTGCTTTTGCACCATCACCGTCACCAATTATATCAACTTCCTGACTTAAACCATTTGCATATCCACTTCCTGCATTCTGTATAAAAACGTGTTTAATTTGATTTTGGTTTACAGAAGAATCTCCGTTTTCACGAACTGATCTTATTTGAGAGTCTTGGCTGGAACCCCAACTATTTGGGACAGTAATAAATTCAGTTGAGTCAAATTTAATAATATCACTAGGTGAAACAGTGAAAAGATACTTCCAAAGATATCCGTCGCCACTATTTCCTGCTTTGGATGGTTCCAAATCAGTGAAGGTTGGTTCATCTTGGGAGACATTGCCAAGTGGGCTAGCTCCTGTTGATCCATTATCAATACAAACGTAAACTTTAAAGTCGGAATTAAGTACGTAGTAGTTCGCATCGTATAATCTATTTGCTTGTGTTAAAGGACTTGGATTTTCTACACTATAATCATCTCTGTAAATTTCATATCTACTTCCTGCTACCCAATCAACTCTTCTTATAATTCTTCTAATATTTGAGGATGCTATTTTTTTACCAAACATCATTGTATCACCTGTATGCTTACGATAGGAAAAACTATCGGTAGGTGCAGGTGTTGATGAGTTCCAATTAGATGATCTGCCGTATCCAACTAAAGAACCAGTGCCAGCAGGATTTGGTAATCCAATGAAAACATAGTATGAATTATTCGTGTTTTCTACTGATTCAACAAAGTTGTTTGCGTTCAGAATTCTAAATTGATCAGTAATAATCGCTGACATTGTATCTAAACTTTTCTTTTCCTTTTATTTATAGAGGTAATGTAATCAAATTCCAAACACTCTGATCGCACCTGAAGATCTTAGACCTCTCAGAGACGCTACAGTATAGTTCTTTCTTTGAATGGTTGGGAAGGTTGCTAAACCAGAACTGACTGTTAATCCAGTCACTCCGATTGAAATTGGACTACTATTCCTAGATGCATTATATAGTCTACCCCAACTAATTCGACCTAAGTGTGTGGCAATACCAGGATTGCTATTATTAAAGTTACCTGTCAATCCAGCTCCTACACCAGTTGTCTGTCCATTTTGAATATTGCAAGTAATTTCACCATTTTCACCAGTAGAAGTCACTGCATGAACCTTATAGATGTTATCTAAGAAGGTTGATCCGATTGATACTATAGATGAATTATGAGTGTCAACAGATGTAATACCAGTTCCAACTGTTGTATCTTTAATAAACACTGGATAACCAACTAATAATGTATTTGCTGTTTTATCTGCTCTGAAGAAGAACTTAAGTGCTGATTGTCCACTTACAGTAGTTGTACTGATACCAGTAACAATACCAGTAAATCCTTCAACATTATCAATTGATGTAATTTTTTCAGTTTTGAATTCAGGTAAGTCAATAATCACTTGTGGTGGTGTTAAGTTAGAGTAACCTAAACCAGCATTTGTTATTGATGTTGCTGTCACTGTGCCATTAGTAATTGTAGCAGTTGCTGTCGCTGTAGTACCAACTCCAACACCAATTGCAGGTGGTGCACTTATTTTAATTGTTGCACTTGCATATCCACTTCCTGCATTTGTAATATCTAATGATGTTATTGTTCCAGCAGATGATACAATTGCTGTTGCGGATGCACCAACATTAATTTCACCAGAAGTAACAAGAGCATCAACGGTACTATAGTCTAAGTTATAATCACCATCAGACTCATCAGGATTACTTGCACTTAAATGATCACCCTTTTCATAGAAGAATACTTCTGCATCATCCACGAATATTCCATTAGTACTACCTTCACCAGATGATGTTGTAAAATTACCAATAATCTTAGAAGTTGGATAAACTTGTGGTTCAAGTATTTCTCTTGATTTATCAATTTTCTTTCCACCTAATACGATATCAACTTTTTGTTTAGTCCATCTCATTGGTTTATTATTAGTTGCATCAATACCTGCACCAGTGTAAATATCAGTCTCAACAAGTTTTGCACCAAGTAACTCTTTGATAGTTCTTTCTGCCTGTTGCGAAGTTGTAAATCCTACAGGGTGTTTAAATAATCTAACTTCATCACCAATCTTAACTGTCTGCTGAATATCTGCAGTATCTACATCAACTCCATCTTGTCCCTTATAGAAGAATATATCAACTTGTGCTTCTGGTCTTGGTGCTTCTTCAAACTCAAATGTAGTGCCACCCTCAAAGGTATACGCAGAACCTGGTACTTGTAAAACACCATTTACAAATATAAGAAGAACTGCATTTAAATCAATTAACTGTGAAGTTGCATTATTTAAATCTTTTTCAAAACTTAGTAATTGACCGTTAAAGAATAGTGGGAATCTAGTTCTTGAACCATCTTGCAAGTTTTTAATAGTATCAATAAAGTCAATTTCACCAAACTGCCAAGAAGAGAATTTATCTTGGAAAATTTGAGTAACCTCTAATTCAAATTCTTGTATTGGTGCAGATAAATGAGCAGCAGTTACTAATCCAACTGGTTTGAACTTATCACCAACTTTAAATGAATGGCCAGGTCTTGCGATTGAAAACTCTGATATTTCAAATGTTGTCGATCCAATACCTACTGTTGTTTTTGATGCACCAACTTTAACATCAACTAATAGATTAGAACCAGTATCAGTTGTTAATCCAAATCCTGCTCTTGAAATACCAATTACTGGTAAGTTATCATAGTTTGGTTCAGGTATAATAATTTCAGGATTTACATAACTTGTACCAGCAGAAACAATATTAAATGCAAGTGTACCACCAACACCAACTGTTGCGGTCACAACTGCACCTGTACCACCGCCACCACCTTGACCAACATTTAATGTAATTGTATTAGTTGTAGTTGCAATAATCGCAGTTTGAATACCAGCGATAGGATCTGAATTAGGGAAACTTGTTTTAGATACTGAACGAGGATATGGATGGTCAGAGAAGAAGTTATCTTTTGAACACTTGAATACTAATCCACCAGTATCAATACCAACTGTATCACTTGTGGATAATCCATGACTTGAAATTGTAAGTACCAGAGTTCCTGTATGAGAGGTATAAACTGCATTTGTTGCAGTAAACGCATTACCAGCAAAGTTTGATTGTCTTATTGAACCTACACCAGCACTTACAAATCTATGCACATATGCTTGGTCTGTAACTCCAATTGCAACAGAACCACCACGATATCCTGAACCAAATGTAAGATCTTCAAAGAATTCAAACGCATTACCACCGCCTGTATAAGTGTGTGTTTGAGTGTGAACTCCTGCACGAACTTCAAATGTTCTATCAGATACTATACCAACAACAAATAAAGATCTATCGTGATTTGTAAATATTGTTGTTCCTGAACCCACATTAAAGTTTAAATCTTTAAGTTTGACCATATTTGGTCTTTCCAAGGCAAATCCGTGAACTTTATTTGTGGTAACTGTAATGATGCCTGTAATATTATCATATGCAGCAGTTTGTATTCCAAGATTAAATCCTGAAGATGTTGCAGTGCCTACAACGCTTGTTAATCCACCAGCAGCATTTTTAAATGCTTTAACTTTCGCACCTTGCAATGGAGCATATCCTGTACCTGGTGTAGAACCTAGTGAAACGATTAATCCACCTCTTGGAACTTGGTTTTGATTAATATCAAATTCGGATACGATAAAATCACCATTCGTAGATGTTATACCACTGAACTCTACAGTTGATATACCAGCAGTTGTATCTGATATAAATTCATAATTACTACCAGTGTTATTAACAGTTTTAGGAGTTTGGAATACACCATTGATGAATAATACACCATTTCCTATTCCAATACCTGAAGAAGTGTTTGCCCCACCTACAGTCAATGAATATGTTTTACCAATACCAGTAAAGTTATCAGATATATCATCAAACAACATATTAGTTGTATAGTTACTTCTTAAGAATGTTCGACCACTAAAGTTTGCTCTTACGAACGGTAAATTAGTTTCATCTCTTCTTGATCTATTATTTCCTTTTGGTGGGTCAGAGAAGAATACTTTACTATCAACTATATTAAATGCACCTCTGTGAACTCTCGCAGTTGCATTTGCTGCGTGTGAAGTTGCTGTAATACCTAATTGTGCTCTTTCAACTTTAACAACTGGTAGAGTCGCAATACCAAGTGCTACATCAGTTGAATCATTAATAACTCCACTAGCGATACTAGAGAATCCAACTTCAGTAACTTTTACATATTCATCATCAATTTTAAGAAAATCTCTTGGTGCAACAGAACCAATTCCACTTAATACAAATTGAGATAATCCAATACCTATATTTGAATCCAATGTATGTGTGATTGAAGTAAATGTAACTGGTTGTTGAACAACACCGTCTAAACCAATGATTGTTTTGGTTAATGGTTTTCTCATTGTTAATCTATGAGCATTACCTGCACCAATACCTGTAAATGTTACTGCATTACCAGATGAAACATATTCAGGTCTTGTATATAATTCAAATCTATTTTCATCAAGAACTTTAGCATAAACTGTGCTTGGTAATAATGTTGTCACTACTCCAGCAACATTTGCAGTAGAACCAATTGATATTGCTGTACCTGCGATTCCTATGAATGTTGAATCTGGTGTATATGTTAATTCTTCATTTGTATTAAAGAAGTGACTATTAATATTGATTGTACTTGTTGTTGTACTAATTGTTCCAGATGGATTAAATGTTTTAGAATAAATTGGAACTTCATTATGCTTCAATACAAAATCTTTTTTGTTAGCTCTAAGTCCAGCAGCACCGTCATATGTTGATAAGAACACTCTCTGGTCAACTGTACCATAAGTCAAATCAGGAGGTGTATTTTCAAAATCACTTGCTGTGTATAATATTTGATTATATGATTGAACTTCTATTAGAGATTGGAACTCTGCATCGGGATAAAATCTTAGGTTAATATTATCACCACTAATTTCACCACCAAATGTTCCAATACCTGTTGTTGATCCTGCAGATACAAATGGATATTGAACAGTTAAAATATCATCAGCATCACGAATCGATACAACTTGATGAACTGCTGATGTTTCACCACAAGAAACTCTAACTAATGATTTAACACTACTATCAATCAACTTGTTTAGTGTTGCATATGTCATTGTACTTGCAGTTCCAGTAACATATCCAGACTCTAATCTGGCACTTCTTTCTGCACCAGCAGGTTGTCCAGAAACTGAGAACCTGTAAGTTCCAATTCCAGTAGTTGTTGTTCCTAATCCTACAATATTTGCTCTTACATCAAGAGTATTAACTCTATCATTCTCACACTGTAACTTAATTAAATCATTTTCAAATCTTGCAGTAATTACACCAACAGCACTATTGCTTAATCCAGATTGTGTATCGACATATGTTTCGGCAATAGTTGTGTCAACACCATCAAAATCAACAATAACTTCATTGTAATTAATTTCTTTAGTTACACTATCTTGAACAAAGATGGTTGCATATAATGAATTGAAATCTGTTTTAGGGAATTGTGCAATAGTTGTAGTTGTAAATCCGATAGTTGTACTACCAATACCAGCGTTTACACCTGTTAAATCAACACTTCCAATACCATTTGTACCAATACCTGTTAAATCTGTATTAAAATCAATCTTAAGGAGTTTTATGTCATGATCCTTAAGGAATACCTCTGTTGGTGTGAATAAAAGATTCTTAGTTCCTGTTGCTAGAATTTCAGTATCAAAATTTCCTAACTTCACTGTTGTAAAATCAGTTGTTTTTTCAAGAATAAATGCATTACTTTCAGTTGTCAAAGTAACTAATTCTGTAAACTGAGTATCAAAAGTATCAGGATCAACGATTTGTACAAGATAATTTGCAAAATCTTCAACTAATGGTTCAATAACAGTATTAGTGCTTTCAAATCCTTCACTAGAGAAGTTTTCACTTATATCATCATGTAATAAAACTCTATTTGTTTTACATCTTGTAAAGTCAGTTAATGTTCTATTTTGGAATGTTAAGAACTTAGATCCGTTAACTCTTGTATCATAATCTCTTGCAAAGTCAAAGTTATTAATTGCATCTACTCTTTGTTTATCGTTAAGTTCAAGAACATTGCCAACATCTAATACAACTGTTTGATTTGATTCACGAACAGTACCAAATCCAACTGCAAGATTTGATGTAATTGCAGTATCAGCAAAATTCTTAAGACCAGATGGATGAACTAAACGATTTACTGGGTTTACAAATTTTTCCCATTCAATTGAACTCTTAACTGTGTAAGATAAGTTTTGATAGTAATCGTTGTCAGGTATGACTTGATAATCTTCATTTAACTTACCAATATCATCTAACCAACCATAATCTTGTCTATTTGAAAAATCAGTAGTAAACTTGGCTTGATTATCTACAATACTTGTTATTTCTGCAGATACGTTACTCAATTCACCTTTAATTCTGTCACCTTTTTTAATTTTATACTTACCATCAATCTTAATATAATCATTTCTTACTTCAATAACTGTTAAGTCGGTAATGACGTTACCAACAATTAAAGTTTCTTTTAATTCAAATACACCTCTTGATTGAACTGGTTCAATAACAGGATATTTCTTCTTATTAATTAAAGTAGCATAACCAGATTGGAAAGTCTTAGCAATACCAGGATTTGTTGTAACACCTGCTGTACTAAACTTCAATATACATTGTGTACCAGTAATGTAATCATCAACATTAAAGAACTGGTAGTTATAATTATCTGAGTTATATCCACTTCCTTCAATTGTTGTATTGGTAGATATTCCCCCTTGTGTAGCACCAATTCCCGCTTCACCTACTCTTTGTATACCTTCAACATAAACTTGGTCTCCAATCGCAAATGGTTGAGTATCAAATCCATTGATTGGAGTTTCAATGAAACAAGTTACAACTCCTGAATTACTAATTTGAACCGAGTTAATTCCAACACCATTAGAGTTATTGATTGAAATTATCTTATGAACCACTGAATCTAACCCAGTAACAGGTGATAATACATCAACTCTAGATATTGTTTGGTTAGGTGTGAAAGGTTGCAGTGAGAGAGTATCAACAACAGTATTTGAAACTGGGTTGAATACAATTAAATTAGGTGTGCTCATATAGTCAGCACCACCACTTACAATATTAACAGAATCAATAATATCAAGATTATCAATATTAACAACAGGTGATATAAACGCTTCTGGACTTAAAGTTTTGTCTGAAGAATATTCATAACCAATATCAACTATTCTTATTTTTTTAATTCTTCCAATATTATTTGAAGATGCAATTATGTTTGCATCAGTTCCATTTGTACTTGTGACTGATTTAAATTGTGGTAATTTCTTATAGTTAAATCCTGGTGATATGATATTTAAATTTTTGATTGCACCGTGAACCGCAGTTGATTTTGTGGAGTACTCAAGTTTCTCACAGTCATTAGAATTATAACTTAAAAACTCAGGAATTTTTGGTGAAATATCAAAAGTATCTGCAGTAACGTTGGATATCTTATATTCTCCATTATACTTACTATCAATAAATCTAATTTCAGAATAATTAGATACTTCAGTATCAGCAGTGCTTATGAAACCACCTTTAGTTAATCCATAATATAATCTACCTGGTGAAGATGCAGAATATTGTACAGTTAAAGCAGCACCTATAGGATCAGTATTATTTGTTCCTATACCAATTGTTCCACCAACACCAACATTAAAAGTGCTTGAATCTTGTGAACTTAAGTATTCATTTGTAAGTTCTTTATCATAGAATAATTTGAAATCAAAGTTTAATAAAGTAGAACTTGTTAAACCAAAGTTTAATTTAGAATTTTTAACTACGTCAATTCTTGGATTTATTGGTGCGATAGATTGATTATCTCCACCAGTATTTGCTGTAATATTTACAGTCCTTACTGGATTTGAATTGATATCTAGAATTGTTTCGGAAAGTTGGAATCTTCTACTACTTACCCTGTTAACGAAATATGTCCCTGTACTTAATCCAGTTGCACCTCCATCATAAAATACTTTATCACCAGTTTCAAATCCATGATCTACCAAATCGATTTGATTTGTTTCTACATCAGAAGCAGTGAATAATATTGGATTAACAAGTAATTTTTCAAATGCCTCATTATAATTTACAGATACAGGTGTTGTATTACCAATTCCAACATTAAGATTAGGTACTACATTGAGTTTAATAGTATCTCCTTCAACAAGATTGTGTGTTGTAGTATTTGCTGCTGCTACATTTGTTGATACTGTGGTAATAATTTTATCAATAGTACCTGTTACTTGTTCTTTACTACTCTGGAAGAAGTATAGTCCTGAAGAAATACCAGTTAATGAACCTTTACTGTAGAAATATAATCCTTCACTTGTACTACCAATACCAACTCTAGTAGTAACTAAACCAATATTATCATCCCCTTTGTCAATTACATACACTTCAGTCGAATTAGCACCAATAAATGGGAGTTTAAATTCAGTGACTAATGGTGTGCGTCCTACATCAAAACGATTTGCACCATTTCTTTTGTTTAATGTTAGTTTTTGACCTGTTTTAAATGGATGATTTGGTATATGAATTGCTCTAGTAGGTATAGGTGTCCTCTCTACGATATCTCCTACAACTCTATCAACACTTATAGCACCACCAGATGTAGTTCCAACTCCAACAGATTGAGGAGCATTGAAGTATATAATATCATTTGTTTCAGAATCAAATTTCTTTGTTTGAACTGGAATACTAATTTGATTATTTAATATATCAATATTTGATCCAAGAGTATGTGCAATACCAGTATGTCTTTGTACTCTGATTACTTTTCTTAATGGATATACATTTAAAACTCTTAATAATTCAATATCACTAGCATTGCTTACATTACCTGAACCAACTCTTAATGAACCACCAATAGAAACTGAATTTGGAATTTGCGTAACAAATATATCTTGAATCAAACCACCAGCAGAACCAATAGTCATTGCCTTTGCAAGTCCAATTCGATTAGTTGTCACACCAATATTAAATGAATCAGTTAGATTAACTATTGAACTACTCAATCCAGATATAGAAACTGCATCTTTATCATTTAATTCAATGAATGGTAAGTAATTTGCTACAACTTCAGTACCGCTTTTCCATTCAAATACTGCATTTTCAAAACTTGTAAGAGTTGTATTAATATTAGTAATTCCAATACCAACTATTTCATCAACTTCAGCACGGAATCCTGAACCATTAGTACCAGTATCATCAAAATCTGTAAGATCACCAACTTTATATCCATCACCACCGTTAAGTATTGTTATTGCATCAACACCACCTTCAGTTACAGCCTCTATTTTTGAAATTTGTCTTATTTGTTCATAGGATTCAATTACGAAATCATTTCCAGCAGATTCTTCATCTACATTATAGGGTAGTGTATTTCTCCTTAATCCTGAATTATTAAAATCAAAATCCTGATTTAATATTTGATTTTCTGCAATTAAAGGTGAACGATATGTATTACCAATAAAGTATGGGTATTGTCCTTCTAATTTATTTGTACCAGTTCCTAAACCGACAGTAGAGAAGTATGCATAAACTCCGTTTGGAAATTCTGGTGTTTTTCCAAATCTTCCATTATGAATATCTAAATCTCCTGTTCCATTATAAACGTGATCTTCAACAAAAAATCCTGCAGAATAACCTGGTGGACGATTTGTAACTCTATTAATATCAGTTACATATGATGGTGTAATAATTTTTAAATTGGAGTTAATATTATCTGCATCTGAATATCCAAAAGGACCATATATTGGATTTCCATCATATGCCCATCCAACAATTGGAGAGTGACCTATGATTTGATTAAATTCACCACTACCAGTAACAGTAAATGTATTCTCAAAATTATTTGCAATATCTTGAGAATAACCTAATATACTGAATCTTAAAGTATCTTCTTTTGTAGATAAGAATGAATCACCAAATCTATGTGTATTGTTTAATGTTAAACTTCTAACTCTTGCAGCGTATACTCCATTATCACCTCTAGAAAACGCTCTAATCTCTGTTGCAACGCTACTATAACCAATACCAGTATTAGTGACAATTGCGTCTATTACTTGACCATTATCAATGACTGGACGAACCACAGCACCTGCTCCAGTACCTGTTGATATTACTTTAACTTCAGGACTAGAATAATATTCTCTACCTCTGTTTACAACTGCTACATCAATAATCTTACCATTTACTATAATTGGTTTAAATTCTGCATACTTACCATTTTCAATAGTAACTTTAGGTATGACTTCTTTATCAAGAGTTGTGGAACCATAGTTTGTTCCCTGCTCATAAAGATATCCACCAATTAATTCACCCGTTACGACAGGAGTAATTGTAATATCACCTGTAATTGTTGATCCATAAGAAACATCAACATTGACTTTAATTTGAGGATAATTAAATATTTGAAATCCTTCACCTGAAGATGTAAAGTCAGCATATTTACCTCTATTATAATTAACTATCGAAGTTCCACCTACACCAGCATCTGCTAGTTGGAATGTATTGTCAGTTAATTTTTTAATATAATATGATGATGTTGTAGTTAATCCTTGTATTGCTGTTGTTTCTGCAGAATATTCTACAATTTCACCACTATTAAATCCATGATCCTTAAAAGTAACAACGTTTAAAGATGTTGAAATACCAGTGGGTTTAACTCTTAACTTACGATGAGTATATCCAGAGCCCTCTTCTAAAACTTTGACTGCGACTAAAGTATTTCTACTTTCTGTTCTAAATTTATGAACACCACTTGCTGCTGTATCAGTTGATAATCCTACAGTGTTTATACCTGCAGTTCCAAATAATGCATCATTTTTACTATTGAATAATCTAACTGTAGATGGATTAACTATTCTTACAAAATATGGAGCACCATCAGATAGAGTGCCAGCAACTATGTTTGCAGGATCATAAGCAGTTCCAATACCAATTGGAGCATTACCATTTGAACCATAGTAAACCAATTGACCATTATCTAAACTATGAACTGTTTTAAATGTTATAGTTTCATTTGCAATATCTACACCACCATTGAAGAATACATCCCTACTATCAAACTGCAATTCTCTATTTCGAGTTCCTAAAATTGGTTGTAATAAACAACCAGTTCCATTACCACCAGTAAGTGAAATACTTGTAACTGCATCGATATCAAATTCTTGAGGATCAACAAATACTTCTTTGACTGTACCTTGTATGATTGGTTCAACAGCAGCACCAACTCCTGTGCTTGTTTCAATACCAACGATTGGTGGATTAACAACATCATATCCACTTCCACCGTTTAATAAATCAATAGATTCTAAAGGACCATAATATATCTGATTATCTGAAATAGGTGAACGAACCTGAACACCATTTATTAATATACCAATATCATTTGTAGGTATATCTTGATTTGAACTAACAAATAAGTTTTGAGATAGAGGAATCTTTCTTAATATTTTATCTGCCTCTAACGTTCTGCTTTTATGCTTTTCTAATACAAATCTATGAACATCACTTGTAGATGTAGTAGGACCAACTTGAACAGTACTTGCAGATCCAATTTGTGCTAGAGAGTTAAATATTCTAATCTTTGTAATATCTTGACCTGGTTGAGGTATAACAGGATCTACAAAATATGTTCTGCCTGTATCCAATCCAACTAGTACTTCACCCTCTGGTAGATAAGTAACAGCATCACCTTGAATAAATTTTATATTTCTACCAATATTAAAGTTAATAAAACTATATCGATCATTCAAAGGATTAAAACCATCTAATCCAGCAGCAGTTCCACCTGTAAGATTCTCTTCTATTATATTTGTTGTTATGTCATAACTCGGTAAAGAGTTTGATGCAACATAACCATCAACATTTCCATCAGTGTAAACACTTAAAGTATCTGCAATAATACTATCATTACCTTGAGTAAGAGTTACACCAGAGCTCGATGCCTTTTCAACTTTTCTACGAATATCATATAATTGATTTGCATCTTGAGTAAATCCAGCAATGTTTGATACTGTTATCTGATTTAATCCAGTATTAATACTGGCAACTGTACCACTACCAGCAATAACTTGTTGATTTCTTTTTAAGATATCAAATCTATCACCAACTTTAAGAGATGATTTATCAATTGGAGTTTTTAAGGTGAAGGTTGAACCACCAACTGGTATATCAACTTGAAATCTTGAACTTGTATTATAGATCCAAGAATTAGCAAATATCTGTTTATAATTTTTACTATCATTCTCAATTTTTTCACCAATATTTTTAACAAAGAAGTTTTCACCTTCATTAATCAAACTTATATCCGTAATTGGAACTAATTCAGATAATACACCTGTAATTCTTAAATCAATTCTCTTTGATAAATCACCATTCTCATATCCAAAGATTGTTTCATCTGCTCTAATATTATCTGCAGTACCTAGACCAACACCTACTCCACTACATCCAAAGAATTGGTTTATTGATTTTGAGGTATAATTAATTGAAGAATTTGCACCGCTGATAACAGTTCCAGTAGTACCAAACCCTACAGTTGAATCTACATTGATAATTGAAGAACCAGCAGATACTTGATCTAGAATTTTTGTATTACCAGGAACAGTAAATACACCCTCTATTAAGTCACGATCACTAAACCCAACAAATAATGCAATTTTATAATAATTTCTTCCATCTCTCTTAATTATTTCAACTTCTGATACTGAAGCACTTGTTGAAGTATCAGTTGATTTAAATATTGTTTGTCCTGTTAGGTTCTGAGGTTCTCCAGTTGGTGTAATTAAATCTGCTACAACAACTTCACGACGTATAAATTCAGCATCAGATGGTTTAATTAAATTACCTTCTAAATCTAATACTCTCGATTCTACTCCATATAATACTTTAAATAAAATTCTTACCGATTCTTCAATACCTTTTGATTGGTAAAATGAACGAGCAAACTTTGCAAAATTACCTACGTCTAAATTATCTGCAAAATCATTATTCTCTAATCCAGGTAAAAAAGTTTTCTTAAACTTTTTGAAAAATTCTTGAAGAAATAATACTGATAAGTTTGTTAAACTAGATCCAGATGTATGAGAAGTTGCTGTTGTATCATCAAATTTTAAACTCTCTCGATTTATATTAAGAAGAGAGGATGAAATACCAACATTATATCCAGTGATACCACTAAATCCACGAATACAACCAGTAAATGTTGTTGAAGTTATTCCAGTGTATGATATTATTTCATCATCTATTTTAAGTAATCCATACTCAGATGGAAAACCTTTAGTGCTAGGAACAGTTATAGTTGTATCACTAGTTGATATTCCTGCAGAAATCGTTGTAACACCTACAACAACTTCAGGTACTAAATTATCTACTTTCAAATATTGATCAAAATTAGTAATTAAATCAGTTGCACCACCTTGAAACTCTTGTGAAATATAATATTGTTTTAAAAACTCTGTAGCATTAGGAAAATCAGATACCAAAAACTCAGGTAACTGATTCTCAATAATTGTATTGACTTGTATTCTTTTGTCAATTTGTGACATAAATTATTTCCTCTCTAAATCTCCATTAGAGTAACTTGATGTATAGTAATCTCTGGTAAACACAACTCCTGAAACATCTTCACCTGAAGAAATTACATCTTTAATTGTATTTATTGTACTCTTTGATACATCAAAACTGAGATACAAATCTTTTAATCCAACAACATCATTTGATTCTGGGAATGCCTGTACTTCAATTATGTTATTTTCACTTACAGTTGATGTTATGTTAATTGTGTTTAGAATAACTTCTCCTTTTTTATAGTCAACAACACCTGCATCTTTAACAATAACTCTCTGTTCACCTTTGTTATTTTTAGTCACCACACTGAGTGTTCCCATATTACTGCCATCTAAGTTACCAGCAGTGTTTTTATTTGGAATATCAGTGATATATGCAGTATCATTAAAACCATTAATTGTAAATCCAGTACTCTTTACATTATATCCTGCAGGATTAATATTAAATTTGTTACCAAAACAAAGTTCATATTGAGCAAATTGATTTAATAATGCCTTCAAATCTCTTCTAACAATCACTTTTGTAATGTTAGATGTAATTCCATTATCTACACGGTCAATTAGAGTGGATACTTTACTATATTTAAATCTACCACCGAATTTATTAATCTCTACATTATTTGCATATCCATTTAAAGAGCTAATAATTGAAGTTCTTAAATCTGTTGCTGATGATATTTGTGAAGAATTATAGTATGCGGTAGTATCAATCTCTACATATAGTATTTTTAAGTCTACTATTTCAGAATTAATACCAGCGATAGCGTAATTCTTTAATTTGTTTTTAATTTGAGATTTATCAAAATCTGAAACAAAAGTACCATTTTTTGGTTTAATACTAATTTGAACTTTACCAAATTGTGGTGGGTCTAATTCTTCTCCACCAACGACTGCAACAGACTCTGTTTGAGGGTATATAGTACCAATTATCGCTTCATAATCTCTTGGTGTAACTGCTCTATATTGTGCTGAATAAAGTCTTGGAGCAAAATACTTAATAGAGGACACATCTTCAACTTCAGCACCATTAGAAGCGTTTGAAACGGTAGTTACTGTAACACTATCAGAAGGTGTAAATATTGTTCCATCACTTTTTGTAAATGTTCCTTGAAAACTAAAATTAGATGCACCATTTCCAGTTTCACCTTCAGTTACAATATATCTGACTGTTATAACAGAATTGTTTTCTAACTTACGACCAAATAAACCATCACCAAATAATACTTCATATTTTTCATCCTGAACTTCTTGTGCTAAAAATATTTCAGAATTTTTATCAATATTTAAAATATTATCAACCATACTATATTTTCTTCCGATTGTAACATCAGCAGGACCTGATACGAAAGTTCTGATTGTGGAACTATCAATATTTGGACTATCAATAATAAATCTTTGAGATACTCCTGTATCTACTCTATAAACTCTTTGAAGAAGTGTTCCCTCATGAACTGTGATTGGATCATCAAACTGTGCAAATGATGTGCCACCTATATCTCTAACTCTTGTTGAGGTTATATTATCTGATATCGAAAAACGATAAGTTGTATTTTCTGCACTACCAACACAAACAAGTCCTGAACGTAGTGTTAAAAACTTTGTAGTGCTATCATTTGTTGCACCTACGTTTATGTCAGCGATTCTAATTTGTGCTGTTGCAGCGGTTTTTGAACGGGGTACATAACCAATATTTCTTGCAAGTGATATTACATTCTCTCTGATGGTTGCGGAATCTAAAAATGATTCATTTGCAACTAAGTTAGCATTAAATGAATTAATATATGTATTATATGCTAAAGTATCAAGTAAAACTGAAAAGTTAGAACCTTCAAAATCAAAATCAGTAAAATTTGAATTTGATCGAAGAAAATCTTTTATTTGCGTTTTGATTTCTTCAAAATCTAAACTTGTAAATTGGGTAAAGGGCATATTATCTTGTTGGTTCTAAAATAAAAGAAAATGATTGTGTTGGTATATCTAATCCATTAATATCAAAAAATACATTAATGTCTAATACGTTATCATCTGGTCTAGCTTTGACAGTAGCACCAACATTACTAACTCTAGGTTCAAAATTACTCAAGGTTTCACGAATTTGATCCTCAATCATCATTACATTCATACGGTCATAGTTATCAAATAAGGTATCACGAATGTCTGTACCTAAAATTGGGTTAAAAAACCTTTCTGTAGGTATAGTTTCGACCAAATTTCTCACCGATCTTATGACTGCTCGCTCATTCACAAGCACAGGAAGGTCTTTTGTCACTGGATGTGGTGAAAAAGTTAGACTTATATCCTTAAATGCTCTTGATTTGCGTTGAATCGCCATTATTGATGCTTTTAGTTTTATTTATACCCTATCTTGCATGATCATTCATCACATAGTCATCAGTATCGAAGTAATTTAATATCCACCATGCTACACTGCGTGGATTTTTGCTTCCACAAGTGAAAATATCGATTGCTACACACCCCTTTTCTGGCCAAGTATGACAAGAAAGGTGACTTTCTGCTAAAGAGATAAGAGTTGTCACTCCATAGGGTTCAAATTGATGAGTAAAAGTGTTAAGAACAGTCAAACCCTCCGTTTCAACTGCTCTTACCATCGTTTCTTCTATTTTTTTGGGGTCATTTAACTTATCAAAGGATACATTATACACTTCAATGAGTAAATGTTGCCCCATATGGGCATTTTTTACGTTTTTCATCCTAATTCGGGTTCAATATTGATATTTACGTTACCTGTGATTGGATCAAATGGTTTTCTTTCTTCTTTTTCTTCAACTTCTTCGATTTCGTTGCGTTCTTTTGCTGTTTTCCAGAAATAATTCTCTTCTGAACCCAATCCATCACGGTCATGACCGTTTTCAACCTGATAATACACTGTTGAAACCTTAAAATCAGGCACTTTTGGTGTTTCTGGAGTAATACTGTTATCGTAAATCCTCATTCGGTTGTTTGGATAGAGACAAAACTGTCCATTATCCAATTCCAAGAGATTATGAGACTTATGTTCAGCAGGTTGCTCACTTGTTGAGTAGTCAATCGCATCTACACTGTCGTGATAGTTGTCTAAAGTACAGATATAGGTGCCTGTCTGGTTGCCATAGTCTCTTGTATAGACTTCATAGTGCATTGAACCGATAAACTGCTTCTGAACAGCAACAACTCCATAGTCCATACAGTTCCAGAACTGTAGATTATGTAAAGTCATATCAGGGTCAGGTATCTCTGGTTCTGATAGGAATGCCGAAATAGGTAGTTTATCAAACATCGCAGCATATTCGGGTAAATACGTCTCAAAATAAAAGGCACGACCAGGAATGCTCTTGGCCGATACCCATACTCCTTTTACAAATTCACCATGTCCACTCTTATGGTCGGTTAAGTACTCTTTTCGTACCCATACTTCATAAG